TTATTGGTATGGAATTACTTGAACTTGTTCTTTCGTGCCACCAATTGTTACGTTAATTGCATTTAATACATCTTGTTGCAAAGATAAAACGTCACCTGGTTCTAACGGGATTAGCACATCCAAAATCTGTGTTTCTCCAGCTGCAATTTTAAGATTCTTCATTACATCTAAAGTGTTTACTGTTACTGTAAGCTTTGCTTCTTTAGCCTCATCTGTATTAGTTAAAATCATCTTTGTAGCTGTAACTCTAGTTCCTTGTTTTGTATCATATACAGGAATCGGTGCTGTTTTTGGTACACCCATATAAATTTTTGTTGATTCAGCCATATTAGTTCCTCCTAAAGTTTATTTTATATAAAATTCGTTTTTTAAAGATTTTTTAATACTAGCTTGTTATCTGTAACTTTATATTTATGGATATTCATGGGGATATCCATTGAATCTACTTGAAAACAAAAACCGTATTCCACATTTGGGACTACCGCTTCACCTGCAACACTATTTATAATGTTTCCTTCTTGATCTGTATTTAGATATAAATTCATTCCATCATCCCTCCAGCCACATCCGTATCATCCGTCCGTATGCTATTTTATTACTTGAGCTACTACGTAAACGAAGGTATACTGATTTTTTTTCTCCAGTAGGTACTCCTAGGTCAACAGTTAGTATCCGTCCGTTATCTTCTGATCCAGGATCGGTACTTGTGGATGCTGAAAGTGCTAAGACCTTTATCGGGAATCTTCCTCCACCAGTTTCTACACTCATGTATGATGTAGCACCCTCGCTTGCATATTGTGCAATTTCAACCCTCAAGTATCTTGACTTATGATCAAACGTAAAAAACTGACAATCAACAGCATACTCTGAAGCTGAAGTCGCTCCCCAATACCCTTCTATTATGACGTTAGTATCGGTAAATGGCGGCCATGCACCTTGGATATCAAAGGAATGCTGTAATACCCCACCAATAATAGTTGCATATCCATCTTCTCGTTCAACACGAATAAGACCACGATGAACATCGAGGCCTCCTGCACCAACATGGACATATCGGTTTTTATCGTATGGATCTATATACCAAACGCCAGTATTATCAGCGAATGTTTCTGTATTCATGTACAAGCGTTTTAGAGCGAGGTTCAAATTACCTTCATCATCCATCAACTGTTGAATATTTCGCTGTGTCTGTTGGAACTGCGCTTGGATTGCACTTGCAGTTCGCAATGTCTTAAAAGTTGATAGTTCAAACGTCGGCAGAATGCTATTATTCACCGGATCATCAATAACCTCTACGATTCGTATTTGAACAGCTACATCCGTTTCTTCATATAGCATATATACGTAATCACCATAATCATATGGATGCATCTGCAACCCGTTTTCGTACAAATCAACAACGGAAACATTAAACTTCGTTTGAGGTGTATCATTTAAATTGTTTTTACACGCTTCTAACAGTGAATTTTCATACTTATAACGATCATCATCAATTGATTTTTGATGTATTTCACCATATACACTTACTAATGGTGATTTATATTCAACAGAAAACTCGGTGCCGTCATCTCTTTTGCCAAATCCCCGGATAACAGTACAAAAATTAGACATATCCGTTTCTTCATCAAATGTCTTTAGGTTATGACCGTTCCGGAATTGAGAATCTGTCACTTTACCAATCTCATTTTTAAATGTAATGACTTTGTTTTTGTTATCAATAGAAAACTCCGCTTTATATCTGTCTAATCCCTTCTGTAGCAGCGCTAGTTTAGAATCTCGACCGAAGTTTTCAAATAGCTGTGGAGCGAATGCCCCGTTATTAACATATGTCCATCTACTACCAGTAAATAAGAAATCGCAGAATTGCTTAAAGTTAATAGTTCCGTTCAGTAATTCATATTTATGCTGATTAATAAAATCATCAAGAAACACATGCATAGCATTGATTCGTTTTCCGTAATGCCCTACTTTAGATATCCCAAGAACAATGTATTCATCGTCTGTCTCAGGAATGGTTATTTTAGATCGTTTATCTAGCAATTTATAGGCATGTGCAGCTTCTTTAGTATTTAACTGATAAAAGTTAAGCGAGTGTTCTCCATTAACTCTTCGCTTCCTTCTTACTTCCTTAAAATCACAAAGCATCTCTGTTTGTCCATTTATCCCTGTTACTAATAACATGACTTCACCTACAAATAATAAAATCTAAAGTCAAATTTGATTTCAAAATCACCTGTTGCTCCAGTTAACACAAAATCGTTCCATCCTGGTTTTAATGTAATTAATCCCCAATTTGTTTTTCCAAATATACTTCCCACCACATTTCGATATGCTTTGACACCATCTAGAGTAATAACATCGAGCCCCGTTGTAGTGATACCTGTGTAATTCCAAAAGTCTCCTGTAGTGACGTTTTTTATAGATAAATTATTAGACATACCTCTATAGGTGATTTTTAAAGGGAATGACCTTGGATCTATAGTTACATCTCCTGCATTATAAATGCGAAAAGAAGTAGTATTATGCGCGTACTTCGTATCCTCTGCGACCAATCCCTGTCCAATTTGCCAAAGATTAGAATCAAATGTATTTGGGTCAGTGGTTTTTCCAATTGATTCTGCAAATGGTTGTTTTACAGTGACGAAATCAATTTCAAAGAATCCATATTTCCAATTCTGCTCGATATTGTATGAGGAGTTACACTTTACAATCCATCTCTTTCCTGGATTACGCTGGTCTATGATATAAAACGTCTGCTTGCTATCAAACAGACGAAATACTTCATCTCGCAGCAACGCATAATCCCACATATCAACTGCTTTAAAATAAAAAGAACACTTTATAGTACGTTGACCATAAACTGTTCCCCTATCAATTGTTCCATGTCTATTTTCAATAGTTTCGAAGTTATGAACAGGCGATGGTGACTGAGGATTAAAGTCTCTTGTCATGATGCCTAGTTCTTCTAATACATACTTTTGACCGCTTAATGTTTGTACTGTTGTTCCTAATGTGATTACTTCAGCCATTTCATCACCATCCTTCCTTTTGTCCCATAACAAACGATTGATTTACAATTCGTTTCCCTTGATCCACATCAATTTTATCTCCGATTGCTCTCACTACTTCAGTGCCGTCAATAACTATTACATTTTCAATAACAGCAGGAGTAGCATTCTGATTATTATTTGATGTTTTCGTTTCTTTAATCGATTTACTTAGAGCTTGACCTCCGAACCCTGAAGTGGAAGACACATTAGAGATGTTAGAAGGCGTTTTATAACCTGCTGAAACCATCGGGATTGCAGGTCCAGATACAGCACCCATTGAAACATCACCAAGTGATATTCCTTCTGATAATGTATCGAATGAATCCTTTACCGCTACTGCCATCTCCCTAGCCGCTTTAAAGACTGGATTCTCCATAGAGTTGATACCTTTTACTAAACCTTGTCCTACGTAAACCCCCATATCTCTCATGACACGGGAAGGAGAATGGATACCTAAGAAACCTGTTACCGCGTTCTTTACGCTTGAAGCCACACCTTTAGCAGCTTCCCAAGCCGCACTTGCCATTGAACCAATACCATTAATTAGTCCTTGGATGATATTCGCGCCAATTTCAAATAAATCAACATCTCCTAAAGACTCTAAAAGCTGACTACCTATTTCAACCCCGGAACTAAATACCTCTCCAACTAAACTTATAATTCCATCAATCAGTGCGCCGATTAATTCCACACCAGCAGAAAGTAATTCTGGTAAATGTTGAATTATTGCTTTAAGTAGTTCAGCCATAAGTCTAATTCCAGCTGCAACTAACTGAGGAAGCACTTTAATTATCCCGTCTATTAATTTCGTTAATATTTGTACACCTGCATCAATAATTCGCGGTAAATTTTGTACTATAACCTCAGTAAACTTCGTGATTATTTTGATAACCGCATTTATAATCTGAGGAAGCATTTGTATAATTCCGTCTACAAGTTTTATTAAAATTTGCATTCCAGATTCAATAATTTGCGGTAAATTTTGAATAACACCCTCAGTAAATTTAGTGATAATCTTCATCACAGCATCTATAATTTGAGGTAATACTTGCATGATACCTTCAATTAACGAATTTAAAACTTGTATTCCTGCATCTATGATTAATGGTAAATTTTCAACTATTGCATTAAGTAATGTTGTCATTATTTGAATGGCCGCATCAATTAACTGAGGTAAGATTTGAATAATACCATTCACTAAAGCCATTAAAATCTGAATTCCTGCATCTATCAACATAGGAATCATAGGGATTATTGTTTGAATGAACATTGTTATAATTTGTATTGCCGACTGTATAATCATAGGCAACATTTGTGTAATCCCTTGAACAAGTGCATTTATAATTTGCACTGCTGCTTCAATAATCACTGGCAAAGCTGTCACGATTGCAGTAACAAGTGTTTGTATCAAAGAAATACCAATTGTTATAATCTGTGGCAACAGCGTTGTGATACCTGTTATAAACGGTGTAATGATTTGTAAAACAGCAGATATAATTTGCGGTAGCGCTTGTGTGACCCCTTGCACTATCCCGGTGATTATTTTAATTCCTTGTTCTAGAAAAACTGGCAATTGATTTGTTACAAAGCTGGTTAATCCTAGAACTAGGTTGTTTAGAATTTCTCCAAACTTACTAACCATTTGAGCGCCACCAACACCAGTCGCTTCTGTCATTCTAGCGAACATAGTACTGATCCCAATAACTAAACCTGGAATACCACCAATCAAAATAGCTAATATTGAAGGGAATATCATTTTGAATACTTCAGTTAATCCAGAAAAGTCACCATGGAATGCCTGTACAATAGCGTTTTTCATTGAGTTTAGTGCTTCTTTGATTTTGTTAACAAAATCATTAATCGCCTGTATTGTTTCGTTACTGAAACCCAGAGATTTCAATAACTGATTACCAGCATCCGCATTACCACTAATGATTTGCCAAAAAGCTTTTATTGTATTTAACGTGTTATTAACAGCGTTCCTAAATGGTTCGATATTTTTATAAGCATATGAAAACCCTACAGCCATACCTGCTAAAGCGGCTGCAACAGCCCAAGCCACTGGAGTAGCCATAGCTAAAACCATAACGACCGGTTTAATAACCACCCATAACGCAGCAAAGGCAGCTCTGTAACCCATTAATAATCCCATTCCTGCACCTAATGGCAGCAATAGGAGAGTTAAGGCTGGAACAAGCATCATTGTCCCTTGGATGAATTTTGCTAAAGCTGGATGTGCTTTGTTAAATTCTATAACCATTTTAGCCATCGCATTAACGAAGTTAAATATCGGAATCATTAAGGCTGCAAAAGCATCCCGCATTGGCTGTAAAGCTTCTGTTAACGACTCCATCATATTTCTATATCCTTCTGCATACTTAGGATTCATTTCCATATTGGCACTGTGCAATTTTCCGTAGAATAACACTGCACTTGCTCCAACGATTAAAAAAGCCTGTCCCATACCCATTACAGACTGATTTATAATTCGAATTTGATCGTTTAACTGCTTCATATTAGCATTAGGACCAAGAAATTCTAATGCTAATTGAGCAGCGCTACTTCTATTCGCTAATCGCTCCATTGCGTTAGTGGCCGTTAATGCACCGCGCGAGAAGTTGTACAATGGATTTCCCATACGTTGTAAGTTAGCTTGTAGTTTGCTCGAAGTAGTAGACATGTTGTTCATCATACCGATTATTTGGAGTAAAGACGCTTGCGCTGCCACATCGTTAGCCATCATCGCATCATTAGCAGCTTTTTCAGCAGCCCCGATTGCATTGATTTGAGAAATCAAATCCTGAGCGCTACCGGAATACGTGGCCATTCCCATAGCTGCATCTAGATATGCTAATTTCGTCCGTTTCAATTCTTCAATGTGTGGTCTCATAGCTTCCCGTTGTTCAGCTTTTAGTTGCCTTAATCGCTGACTATACTCACTATTCGCATCACCCATATTTTCGATACTACTTCGATACTCACGAGATGTACGGTTGGTCGTTCTAACAAAATCATTTAACTGACTTTGCATAGCAGTCATTTCTCTTCGCATCTGATCTGTCTCAGCTCTAAACTGAACTACTAATTCTTCTTGTGTCGCCAAAATCTCACCTACCTTTCAATCAACCTAAGTTGAGATTTTGTAAGAATTGCATGTTTTCTTCTGCTTTCTTCGCACGGTTTTCAATAGATTTTTTCTTTTGTTCATCAGTAACCATTTTCGTTCTATCAAATAAATCCTTAGGTTTCATCGTTTTCTTTGGGTTACTGTGATAAACAGATCGCATCATGAGTGCAAATATGCTATAGGTTTGCAATTCATCCAGATATTGTTCGTTTCGCCCTGTCATCATGTTTTGAAATTCACGTGGAGAAAGATTCATTACTTCACTTGGTAATAAACCTAAGTATCTGAATCCATCTTGTTGTACCTTGTCTAGTTCTTCTCTAGTAAAATCGGTTGCTCTTCGTCCGTCCCGTACATCTCGTCCGCCATCCCTTTCAGTTCCGGATTCTTCGCTACTATTTGTTTCTTCATTCGTGCTTTTAATTTCTTCGTTGTCGCTTTGTAGAAAAAACTATCTGCTACTACTTCGTTAAGAACCTTATCAATGAACTCTTGTGAGATTTTCATTGCTTCGAATTGCTTTTCAATTTCAGCAACCACTTGATTTCTAGTGATTCCTTCGTCTGTGTGCATTAATCCAAAGTAAATAGCATCTTCGAACATCTCTAAATCACCTTGCAAACAAGCTCCAATAACTTCTTGTGCGCCACCTTTATACTTTTTGTTTAGCTCGGCAATTGTTTTATAAGTAAATTTTAATTCATGCTCTTTCCCATTAATTTCAAAACGCATATATATCAATCTCCTTTTAATTGGATGTCATTTTCAAATTTAAAAAAAGCGGCAAAAACCGCCCTTTATTCTCCTGCACCTTTAGGAATTTCAGTTAATGTTTCTGTACGTGTTGCACCAGAAAGTTTTGTCTCTACTGTATAAGAAACGAATTCACCAGTAGAAGATGATCTCTCAAAAGACGTCATCATGTAATTGCCGATTTCCGCTTCTTTAGTACGCTTATTAATTTCATAAATTTCAATGTACTCTTTATTTCGAATTGCAGCTTTTGCAGCTGGGTAGAACACATCACCCTCTGATAACGTACAAGAGAATGAACGAGTTTCAGATACTTTACCGTAGTCGTTAATCGTTCTATCTTTTGACTCCGCCTCAATCTCATCTGCTTCAATACTGTGAGAATCTTCGTTTTGGTCAAATGGACGAACTAATTTTTTCTTTGTTGGATCTGTTGGGTCTGTTATCATTGCAGCAATAATATACTCATCGCCACGGTACATCTTATTCTTTACTGTAGGCGTTTCAGTAACTTCAGTCATATATTCACACTCCTTAATTTATATAAGTCTGTTGGTATTCGAATATCATTGTTAACTGAGCTGACCCCACCTCAACTGGGGCGGTAGTCACTCTTCTAAAATAGACGGTATCAGTAGATTCACTTCCATCTTCATTACGAAGATTTACTGTGTAACCGCTGCGCCTAATTAAGTTTGCAATCCCATCAGATAGCTCCATAGCTTCCTCTGTCGTTGCATTAAAAAACCTTACTGTCATTGTGTACAGTAAAGTGAATGTATCCTTTGTATTTTTCAAATCATTTGTCGATAAGTGCGGAAAGTACACTGAAGGTATCCGTATTTCTTCTGGAACCTGCTCATGATAAGCAAATGTACCTGGTGGCAAGTTATTGAAGACAAAAGCCTTCATAGAACCGTGTATCTGTGCGTACATACTCTAACCTCCATGTACCCATTGTCGGAACTGACGGTCGAATGCAGTTTGGAACATGCGTTCATAGATAGCAACTGCATTATCCCAATAAGGGCGACCTTCTATGAATTTAGCAGTTAACATCATTCCAGTTGGAGCATGAGGATCATATTCAAAATTATGACCTTCCCATCTTCCTGGGACGAATCGTCTAACTTGTTGGTGGCCATCATTCACGACCTTAGCGTAAGAAACTGAAGTTCCCACATCAAGCGTTAACCCACCATCAGAAGAGCGCCATACGTTCTCTCCATCTCCTTTTGTGAATGAATTCAAAAGAAGACGAGTATCTACAACTGCTAACGAAATGATTTGGTTTTGTACTTCTTCTAAAAACTGAAATCCGCTAGCTTCAAGCCATAAGGCAACGTTTTGATCTAACCCATTTGCCATGCGATTCAACTTGGCGCTAAACTCACGGAATCCTCTAGTCGTTATTTGGCTAGCCATGGCTCACTCTTCCTCTCTACAGTGGCCTTTATATGTGAAACCTCACCAGTAAGTGGATGTACTACCGGGAAAGGATTGCGTATATAGTAAACGACATTGGTATTCTTCTTGATTACCTTGTCATTGTGCTGTATATCTGTACCAGGCATAAATAATACGTGTGTATGCTGCTTATTTAATTGGTTTGGTGCCGATTGTACAGCTGTAGTTGTGTTTTCTACAAAGTAGCAGTTTTGCTCTGCTATATCAGGAGTTTCATTGTAGTAATATACAGTCTCTCCTGGTTGCCCGAACTTACCGGGCTTTATTTCCTTCTGCAAATGGTAAACAGCACATTCATGGACCATCATCCCTTGAAGAGACATTAGATAGCCCTCATTTTAAATGTGACTTTCTTTTTACCTGCATCCACCATGAATTTCTTTAACAAATACAATACAGAAGGCTTTGGTACACCATTAATATCCTTTGTATAAGAGTAGTCACCGCCACCAATACTTTCAGACTTAATACCCTTCATAGCAGTCGTATCAGCGTTTGTATATGCATAATACTGAGCTAGTTTCTTACAAGCTAGTATTACCTCTTCAGGAATTACCGGGAATTTCGTTTTATCAGCAAAATTAGCTATGTTAGGAATATTATTAATCTCTATTTCTGCCTCAAGTATGTCCTGCTCCAATAGGGGAACAGGACGCTTCTTTACTTCAGGCAGTACAGTGTAATCTATTAATTCTTGAGCAGTAATAAGTGGCATACTTATCACTCCTCTCCTTTAGATTTACTACCTTCTTTTCGGACTTCAAATTGTTCGTTACCACTTAGGTAATCGTACGTTTTCTTTGTAACCTTCTCTTCTTGCCCCAATAAAAATAGACGTTCATGGACGTCATATGTTTTCCCGACTATTAATTTAGCATAGTAATTCAAAAGTCATCACTCCTTAACTTTGATAACTTTTGCCACTGCATCTTCCTCTTCAAACTTCACATCAACCTTCGCAGTTAAAACAATAATGAATTTACGAGCGCGAATATCCTTATCTACTTCAATTCGAATATTACGGCTCATACCTGTCACAATATTTTTAGGAGGAGTTAATAAAATATCAGATACAGTATTTTCTCCATCATTATATGGCTGTAACATAGCAATTCCCTCTACTGGTACACCATAAGCAGAAGCTAAACCACCTTGAAGTGAAACATCCCCTAAGTTAGTTTGTCGCATCGCTACTTGGTCTTTCCATTCAATTTCTAAACCATGCGATGTGTAAAACTTCCAATCTTTAGGGTTACGCAGGTATTTAGCAGGAACAGCTTTATAAGCTTTCTTAAATACATCTTTAGTAAATACGCCTGCAGCACCATCTACAACATGCGAAGTTGCTTGTTTACGTAGGCCATCTAACAAAGCTAAATAAGGATCTGTAGATGCTCTATCTCCATTCAAAATTAATTCTTCAATATCTAATGCAGCACGGTCTGCAATCATCTGCATAATAGTGTTTTGAAGATTCCCACCCTCAATATTATTTTCCAATGTATCATAAGTAATATGCACTTCAGCAATTACTTCTTTGGCATTTAACGTAATTGTACTTGTTGATGGAGCAGATCGATCAGAGTCTTTTAAAGGTACCCCTTCAACACCAGGTCGAAGAATACGGGAACCAAAACCAATCTTTTCAATTTTAAGTGTGTCTGAAGCCATTTGAACAAAACGTGAATCCTTTAAAATAGTAGGGGAGTTTTGTACCATACGTAAAAATGTATCAGCTTGTTCAGGGTTCATTAAGCCACCACTAGCTAATGTAGCAAGGGTAACATCTGCTTTTTCGATAATTGTTTTGTTATTAAGCGTCATATATATTTTCCTCCTTCAGGCTTACAGTAAGCCATTCCATACAGATTTTTTGACTTCTGTTTTTTCCACAACATCAGTATCTTGTTGATTACTAATACCTTGAGATTTCTTTAAGGCTTCAATCTCTTCACGTAGAGGAGCGGTAGCAGCTTCAACAGCTTTTTTTACTCTAATATCTTCTTCTGTTTTTTCCTCGTCGAGATTAAGATGTTTCTTAACAGAAGCTAATTCCTCTTTAATTGGATTCACTGCTTTTTCTACTGCGGATGCTAATGTCTTTTCTAACTGTTCTTGGTTAAACTCCATATTGTTTTCCTCACTTCCTGCGCCTTCCGGTGACGGTGTGACGCGTGTTTTTAGATTTGTTAATGAATCAATGGCCGCATCAATATCAGCCATGTTCGTATTACTAATTTTCTTACCTGCTTTTTCTACTTCTGCAGCAAGGGATACAACAGGTTTGTTCTCCCATGCTTTCACAACTGCTTCAGTACCCTTCAACTCGTTGATAATCTCAACAAATTCAAGCGCAGCTGCTTCAATACGATCTAAGTCAATAGCATCGGCTGTAGGCGCATTCCAAAGAGATTGATAGAAAGTATCTTCTAACGCGGCGAAAGAAGCGTTAACATCACGACGATGTTTGTTCTGGTTAAATTTATCTCTAACCTCGCCTTTTTGAATGCTTTCTCCACCAAAAAAGCCCTTCATCAATTGGAAGAAGGACTTCATTTGTTTCTCTTCAGTTTTCGTTACTTCTTCCTCAATCACTTCTGTTTCAGCGATTCCAGCAAGGGAATAACCTTGGAATTCGCCTTTCTTAACAGCTTCCCATGTATCTTCATCTGCTTTCGTAGTAAGAATCCATGTACCTTTCTTTACGGGTTCGCCATTAAGCTCCATATCAGCAGGTGCAATATATGATTCAACAACTTCGCCAACTCCTGCTACAAAGTCATGATTCTTATCGATTTGACGGTACTTAAGCATAAACTCATGTGCTGCCTTCTCGATAGTTTTCTCGTCAGCGAAATCGCCATGAGCATCGATTGTATCAGGTTCATATACAATTCCATATACAAGACGTTCTGCTTCATCATTAGACTTAATAACCTTTACAGGCTTTTCAAAGTTTGGTTGTTCTTCCGATTTCGTTAAAAAGAACTTGCGTTGGTTTGCTCCATTCTCTACAAATGAGACATGTGAGACCTGCAAGTTCTTTAGCTTACGTTTTGTCATTTGTTCACCTCCTTTCAAATACGAATCATTTTAGTTTTAGAAGTCTTCATTTCTTGTTCACCTCCTTCAAAGTTTCTTCCCTAATCTTCTGCTTCTCTTCCTCTGAAAGACCTAATATGTTATTATCGACTGCCGGCTGAAGAACACATTTGCAATTTACACGTTCTTTTGCAGATAACGAACTATCACGAGGAAACATGCATTTCTCACCAGATCCAGGTAATTCAAACTCATCCTCCACAGGTACCGTTGTACCGTCATACGCCACATGATTATCACGCGGTTGGTTATTCTTCGCACCGCTATGACGCCACTTCTTACCTGTAACGGCAGGGGATTGACGATAAGATTCAAATTGAGAAGCAGAGCACGCTGCAAGGACTTCTGTCTGCGCTGTGGTCTTCGCTCTTTTACGGTCGAATTCAGGTAGCTTCGCAAGTTCCCTTGCTATTTCGCGAATACCTTTCCCTTTCTCCATTCCTTCTTTTAAAATACGTTCCACTGCTTTGTGGGAGTTAATCTGCATGATCTTACCTAATTCATCAGACCAATTATCTATCCATTTTGTAGTACGTTTTGAGAAGACTTTAAATTGGATATCAGGGTCTATAGCATCCATGAAAGCTTTCGTCATATCCTTCATTGTGTAATCAAGAAACTTCCTCGCAGCTTTGCTAAGACTTGTAGCGAATGTATCTGCTCCAAATAGACTACCAGTAACAAAGTTGATAATGTCCTTTATCTTAATACCCTTTTCGATAGCATCCTTTTTCGTAAAGTTCTTAATCCCATCAACAAAGTACTTCCTCTGCTTCCGGAGCAATTGAGCGACTTCTTTTTCAAATTCCTCAACGTAACCTGGTAACATTTCCAATACTTCTAGATCATTAGGTAATGAATCTAGGAAGTCATCAGTATCAGTTTTTTCTATCCACTCATTTAATGAATCTAGCAGTTTATCAATCTTCTTCATCTTGCATCGACTCCAATAAGTCCCTTAGATCCTTTATTACATTCACAAGTTCTTCATTAGAATGGCTTTCAACGGATTTCTGTAGCTTCTCGCTTAAACCTTTTTCCCATCCACTCACCTTACGATGTCTTTCTAAAACCAGAGCAACTGGTTGATCTGCTTCAGGGATATCATAATCTGAAAACTCTTTGTTTAGCATACTACTAGCGAGATTTCGCACATCTTGCAGTGTTAAGCCACCTTTATCAGCAAGTACCTCAATGGTTTTCACCATGTCTTCAGTATTGCTGATTTCTGACTTACGCAGATTCACATATACATGTTTTAATCCATACGGAAGTAGCAGGACATTATTAATAATGAACTCTAACGTGTTACGCTCTGGTTCAAATACCTGCTCCTCTGTAATCTCTCGCACTGATTCAGCAGTTGCTCTGTTAAAGTCACGAATATATCCGACATATACATCAGGCAAACGGAAGGCAGATTGAACCTTTTGGCGAGATTTCTCGTCGTATTCAAGGAATAGGGCATCATTTTGCAGAATATCCGCTAGAGATTTAAGTTCAATATCTACATTTGGTTGTGTATCACCTACAATACCTTCTTCAGCACTTTCTACTTGCAGAACTAGATACTTATGTTGGCTCTCCTCACCTTCGACAGTAGAAACATAATCCATAAGCTCCTTTTCACTGTCTTCAGAAAGTACCCCGTTTTTCAATAGGATAGCCATTGGAATATGCCTTCCCTGTTTAAAATAGCGAAGATTTAATTCTTCAGCTTTCCTAGCACCAACCATGTGAACTACATGCGATACCCAACGTGGAATGCCATAAGGACCATTACCTATCTTCATTTGTATTACTTCAGTGGCGTTTTTGTCGCCAAATGTAGCAGTACCAAACTCCCCCGTTTCCTTATTCAAGAAACGCGGATCTCCATATTCTTTAAAGTAAGTATCAATTGCTCCAACTTGTTGAACATATCGTCTAAATAACTTTTTCCGTTTAACTTCTTTCCCGTTAATGATATAAGTCACATCTTGAGGTCTATCGTCCTTACGCGTAACCCTCATGTACTGCGGTAACATATTTACTAATTCAGTAGGTTTCCCTTCTAAATTACGAATCACTTCGATATATCCGTTGCCAGTTGTCTCTTTATCATCAATAACCGTTTCAAGAATTTCCTTGAATGGTTTTTCGAAGCTAAAAAACGGAATAATTTCTTTATCTATCAATGTCCATTCAGCCTTCATCTCTGGCGTTTCCTCTGCATCTTCTTCCTTATACTTCATTTCGTGTCCGAAACCAGCGATATTACGTTTATACGCATCGATGCATTGACCTAAGATTGTGCTGTTTTCTTTGATTTCTTGCAATCTTGTTATCTCATATGGAGGTTGAATAATATCATTTATTGCGTTCTTTTCAACTTCATCCTCTTGTTGCCGTGATAGTACCTGTGTACCTGTACCTGCTGCTTTAATTACCCTTGCGCTAACTTGTCTTTTCTTCTTCATTAAGCTGCTTCACCTCTTTTCTGTTTCTTCTTTTTACGTAATCCAAATATGATTGTATTAATGAAGTATCTAGTTTCGTCCATGTGGTGGTCATTCTCTTTTAGAGGTTTATCCTCACCACGTTGTATTGCTTTTTCATCCCATATATAAGAAGCGAACTCTTTAAATGTCTCGATGCAGCAGTCATTGAAGTACGCTCTTCCTGTATTAAGCGCTATACCGACGTTACCAATACCTTCTTTTACGTTGTTACGCGCCTTATATACTTTCCTCTTATTACGCATTAATACAGCAATAAATGAAGCAGCCGAAGGGTCAACTACAGTTCCCTTAATTGGCAAATCGCCAACGAATTCCTCGTAGTCTTCGTAGTATTCCTGGTCCGTTTTCTGCTTCTCTGTATCACGGCCACTATAATGGTACTCTTTGATTTTGTACCACACTTCTTTGTCGCCTTCTTCAATACATTTCCCCCATAGTCCATACGCCATAGCGTTCTGCGTACCGTAGTCGCAGGATACATAATACTCAACGTAATTACGATCGATGGACGGAACTTCATGGATATCCTTGTTAAACATATCAAATACGAGGCCTGAAGCAGCTGCCCATAATCCGAGAATATATCGTTTGAAAAAGACACCGCTATATAGCTTGTAATAACGTTGTTTTGTCTTCTTAGAAAGGGATAAGTTATCATCCATGGTAAACTTTAGATGTAGTAAGTTCTTTTCCTTACGCTTATCGAGCCATTCCAACTTGAACCAATGATACGGCCCTGCTGGGTTACAGTTGAACCATATCTTTGAACCTTCAACTGAGCAACGACCTGTAGCCTGATCTACGAAACTACGAACCATCAGCGCTACCTCATCAAAGAAGCAGCCCGCAAGAGTAATTCCTTGAATCAAATCCTGTGAACTTTCATCTTTACCACCAAAAATGTAGAAGTAATTCGTTACTCCATTTTTGGTAATAGAAAGCATATTCTCACTGCGATGATCCTTCACCTTATAACCACGAGACTTTAGCATCTTTTTAAGTGGCGTTATAACGTTACGACGGTGTGAGCCAATCGTTTTACCACACATACCAAAGTTCTCGCCTTCGAACGATTCCATTGCCCACATGACATAGGAAAGAGCCATCGATACCGTTTTACCTGCACGAATGGAACCATCACAAATAATCCCGTCATAATCTTTAACGGGACTGTTAGGTTTCCACCAGGTTAATACCTTCATCTGCTTCTTGGAGAATGGCTTGAATTTGAATGGAGCAGGTTTCTTTTTATGCTTCGGAATCGTCATCATAGTCATCCCACGCTTCCTCTACCTTACCTTCTAGCGCTTCTTTGAAGCCATCGTCTTCGTATTCTTCACCATCTTCACCTTTAATACGAGCGGTGTCGGCTTTGGTTTTCTCTATATCTGCCTTCAATTTATCTAACTCTAGTCTTCTCTTATCATCTGCATTTGCTAACCTATCAAACCTCTCAATAAGCTGTGACAATGTAGTTATTGCCCTGGACTGAGCATTCATAAATGTAGCCTGTTTATCCCAAGCGAATTGAATCTCATATTCTACTTCTTCAGCGGATAGAGATGATTTTTCTTTCTTTAATTCCTTCGTCATGTCGTTATGGTGCTTAACTAACATGATTCGCTGCGCCCTCACTATAGCGGCATACTGGATCATGATATTTTCCCATAACATATCCAACGGGGCTTTCGTTGCAATCTCTTCCATAAGATCCACAACATCTTCAGGAAAATGTTTGCGGAAGAACCCATGTGTCATAGCGTTATGGTTCCCTTTTGGCGGACCATAACCTACAGCATTCTTATTACCCCATTTAGGGTTTTTATTACCGGGGTTTCCTACTGCATTTTGGTTTCCTTTCGGAGCTCCACCTTTACTCTTCTTTTCGGAGTACTCCGCTTCTTTAGATGGAGTACTCCGTTTATTTTCGTGGAGTACTCCATCTAATTGCTGTATCCAACTATCTTTCGTTTTCCATCCACCAACTGTTTTTTCAGATACAGTCTTTTCAGATGTAGATAGCAGTTCAGCAATTTTACGATTGGTTATTTCACCATTATGTTCCTTATAAATCTCAAACGCCTTATCTCTCTCTACACTTCGTCTACTCACTTCATATCACCCACCACCTTCTATATAATAGGAAGAAACTCGTCATAACTCCTTCTTATGGTAATCACTTTGTAAATCTTTTTATTTAAATGTATAATTGTATTAAAAGTCACAAATTTTAGAGTTGAGGTAAACATCATGAAAAGTTTTGGTATGTTAGTACTCTCTACTGTCTTTTCAGTGCTCCTAGTATATTATAATGTCGATTCCTTTTATAATAAATTTACATCAGGGAATACATATTACTGGGTAAACGGTATCCTAGCTGCTGGATTCCTTATATCCTTAATTATCAACATAAAAGATATCATCAAGAAAAACTACACAACTTCAACAAATCAGGAGTGAATACCTACATATGTGGAAAAAGATTAGTAATTACAAATACACTTTAAGAGATTTAAAATTCATGCTTTGGCTGTTTCCAATCATCGGCTTTTTATACGCTTACGATGTTTTCTCTGCACTAATGTTCCATAAAGAGTTTCGCTGGATGGATTTAATATGTACGATAATAATGATCGTGGCATTTATGGATACCAGAAAGAAACTTAAAAACAAAGATTATAGAACCGCATGACGTAAAAGAAATCCTTATGGGTTTCTTTTTTCTATGCAAAATAAAAAAGCAGCGGATTCGCTACTTTAATTCTTTAGCCTTAGCATAAATAGTAGAGCGTGGGACACCAGTCATTTTAGAAATATCATTCACACTTAAACCATTTTCTTTTCTATTAAAAAATAAGTTCATAGCTTGTTTCACTTGTTTTTCATCCTGCCCTTTACGTCCCATATGCTTGCCCATCGCTTTAGCCCTTTCTCGGCCTTCAGATGTTCTTTCATTAATTAAATCTCTTTCAAACTCAGCAATAGCCCCTAGCATAGTAAACATCAATTTACCTGCAGGTGTTGAAAAATCAATTTGTTCTTTAAGAAATACCACCGCTATTCCTCGATCAGCTAATTCATTTGCAATCTTATGTAAGTCGAATATTGATCTAGCTAAACGGTCTATTTTACAAACAACAAATTTATCTCCGTCTCTCATATACTCTAATGCTTTTTGCAATTCTTCTCGATCGCTATTAGCTCCACTATATTTTTCAGAATATATTTTTTCACATCCATAATCTGTTAATATTTCAATTTGCGCATCTAAATTTTGATCCTTTGTACTTACCCTTGCATAACCAACGATAGCCATCTAAATCACCTCAAAATAGTCTAAAAGTCTTAAGAATTATATACTTTTATTTTAGACTATCTTTTAGACATTAACAACTATCTGTTTACAAAGTTTTTGACCTATAAAATTTAATTGTACAAAAGGGTCAACTTTTAGACAGGTAAGCAAGACATTTATTTCCGTCCGTTGTGTTCGTTTGTTTTGTTATCTTTCCTTAACAACAAACAAGACGCCAACCAGATCACGGCAGCGCCTAAGATAATTGCTATTGGTTTAATCATTAACAAATATATCTGGCCCCTTCTTCAACGCGTACGAGAAACCCGAAATAAATACAACACTAAATATAATAATAGAAGACCACATATTAAAATGATATCCTTTACCTGCAACTAAATTATATATGTTATGGACCAAGAAATTAGCACCTATAATAATTCCGCCTAACATTGAACTAATTAAAATGCTCATTAAATAAAACTTGAACTTCTGGAACAT